TCTTTAAGTTGGCTAAACTTCTCATTATCAGTTTCGAAGATATTTTTGTCTAATGACTCCTTAGCTTTACCTACCTGCGCTCTATACTCGCTTACTTGACTCCTGTTAGTAAACGCTGTTAGAAGGTCGGAGAAATTTGTATCGGCATTTTCAAATTTATTTTCTCGAAGGGAGTTTACGAAGTCGGACACCTTATTTGAAGCGTAGGAATCCATATACGTATCAGATAAAACTTCGGAAAGTTTTTCCGATGAGAATTGGTCCAACCGTACCGTGCCCCCTACAATGTTAAATCGGCAATTAATTAAATTATCAGATTCCGAAACCATAGAAATTTGGCTCTTTTCAGAATCAATATTAAGAATTGCGAGATTCTCACGAGTAGACCGGCTTAGATAGTCAACAGCCTCATTTATTTTAGTAAGGTGTTTGTCTCTGGAGCCGAAAAAGGAGTCTAAATTTTTGCTGAAATTATTCATATGACCGAGGCATGTATAGTATATACACCCTTTAAGTTATTTTTTTTGAACTTTTTTAAGTTTTTTATTGACCAGGTGGCGGTGTACCACCCGGAGGAGGAAATTGACCACCCCCGCCAGGTGGAACTGGGGGAACTTCACCCCCTTCTCCTGGGGGTACTTGACCTTCCATTCCTGGAGGAGCCATTCCTCCAGCCATAGGAGGAGCCGGAGGAGCCAAAGCTTCTTGCTGTTTTGCCATTTCCTCTTGCTCCTTTTTAAGCTGCTCTTTGATGTCAGCAATCTCTTTATCCGAAAGGTTGAAGTACGTGTGGTAGATGTACTCATCGGAGAAGAGCATCAACCCTTTGGCAGCTTGTACAATTCTTAGTCTTTGCTCATCTGTTTCTAGCCGGCGCTTCAAAAACATATCAGAAGGCGGGTACAAAGAAATTCTAAAATTGTTGTACATTGTTGGAGGGAAGCCTTTTAACTGTAAGTGCCGCTGGCACAAAATTCTAAGACCTGACTCAATATCTCTTTGAAGCCTCATTACCGTCTTTGAGAATTTTACATCTAGCTGGCTTAAGTTGGCTTTTCGTTCTCCGGCTTGTTCCTTTTCTACGATAAAGTCTTTAGGAACTTTCAATGCTGCCAGGAGCTTATCTCTGAAATACTTAACATCATCCACATCACCGAGATTTTGAGCGCCAGGCAACGTCTCTACTTTCGTACCTTGCCCATTCCTAGTAGGGATGAAGAAATCCTCATCGGCGGACAATGGATTGTATCTCTCATCAATCGAACCAGTGTCTGGGTTCCAAAACTTCTCTTTCTTAAACTTCTGCTTAATCCGCTCCATGAAGTTTTCAACCTTGCTTTGTGGGATAGAACCGGTCTCGATATAAAACGCTCTTCGTTCAGGAGCTCTTTGCAATCTGTAGATAAGCATTGCGTCCTCCATCATCTTCAAAGCATTCCACGCCTGAATAGCAGGAGCTAAGATTGATTTTCCATAGGGATAATAATTGGCATCAGAGGTGTGCCGTCTGAAATGGATAATCTGGTTTTTATCAAGTGTGATAATTTTATCGTTTGTATTTCCCGTCCCGTGCATACCCATTGAATCCATGGGGGGCCTTCCCGCGGGCGAATCGCCAGGCTTTGGGATTTCCTGATAAAACTTTTTCAAGTATCCATAAGTATCCTCAACCCTGTACATGAAGTTAGGGTTAAGAATCTTTAACCTCTGAATTCCCGCTTCGGAGTTATTTAAGTCTACAATATTTTCAACGAAACAATCCCCATATTTGGCAACATTTCTAGTAATATCCCAAATATGAGTTTCTAAATCGATTTTATCGATAAACTTCTCGAGAGCCTCCTTTACAATTTCATCCTCTGTTTCAACAACAAACGGTGTTCCATCTTCATTTTTCAATGTTGAATCGTCTGAATAGATATCTAAAGCCGCACCAATCTCAGGATAATCATCCATTAGTTCGTATTTGCGATGTCTAGTTCTTCGCGCATGTTCGATTTTAGGCAGCTTAAGAAATCCTTTAGCTACTCCAATACCCATACCCCCACCGTGCCCAACATCCCCTGGAGGCATGAGGTCACCACCTTTGGCGTCCTGAGCATCTCCAGTTAGAGGCGGTTGGAGTTTTGGTCGTCCTTTTTTCTTACGTCCAAATACTTTGCTAAAAAATGCAAAAAACCTGCCATTTCCAAAAGAATCCCCACCGAACCTTGTAGCTTCGGGGAATTCAGTGAATCCAGACTCTTCTAATAATTTATCGTCGTCGTTATCTATTCTCTCAGAACCCATTTCATATATTCCTTAAGTTTGGCTTTAGAACTAAAGTCACTATATTTAGACTTCCCGATTGGGTCAGCCACTGTTTTTGTGCTCTTGTCCTCTTTTAGAGTCTCTATCGCAATAGGGCTCTTTAGAAAAATTTGATTACATGTATACATGCCAATCGCTAAACTCATGACTAGGTCGTCATGGTACCCTTCATCCGCTTCCATTTTACCTGTTTCTGTAATAATAAATGTCTGCAATTCATGTACTGTTCTCTCTGAATTAATTTTGTATTTGGAGGTTCGCAGTCCTTCTTCTAAAACACTTAAAATTGTATCTCTGTTTTTTAAGGTGACGAGTAGTCCGATTTCTCCTTTATCGTCGCACCACATGTTTTCATATTCTAATTCATCCCACAACTCTTCGATTAGAGCCAACCCTAGTCCATTTCGTTCGACTACAACATGCCCTAGGTTGTACTTCGTTGCCTCATCATGTATGATTTTCGCAAAGGATTTTAAAGAAACGTTATTGGAATAAAATTCTGCTGCCTGTTCCCCATTATACATATTCAAAACATGAAACGCTGAGTAATCTTGTTCCCTACCGAATGATGCGTCCACCGCAATAACATAGTTGTGAAACTGGTCTGGCTCTTTAAATACCCTTAATCTGTTGTTATATCGTGATGAGAAGTTAGAGTCAGTATTATCTGTCATTCTCCGAAGAGTGTCGGCATTAATAAAGGTATCTCCCGTTCCTAGGAAATCGCACTCATACTCCTGGCTCCACATTCTATCCCCAAGAGCTGGTTTCATCTCCTTTGCCCATTCTTCAGTGTATTCAGGATGTTCTCTCCAAAAGATATCGATAATATTAAAAGTGTTTTCCCCTCTCTCGGCTCCCTTATAGATTTCATAGTATAAGTTGGACATCCCATTAACAGTCGATAACAGGACAGCGTCACCTCCCGTGGATAGGGTAGGGTACATAGCTGCCCAAAATTCAGCCATGTCTGGGATGAATGCGGCTTCATCTACAACAAGCAACGACACGGATTCACCTCTACCTGCACCTGCGGGTTGCGACCTGATTCTGCTTGCGGTTTGCAGAACTAAGTTATGCTTGTTTCTCTCCCGCACACCAGGCTGTAGCCAAGGGGGGAGTTGCTCATACATGTCTACCACGCGAGCCAAGAATGCAGTGGATTCACGGTCCCCAATAGACACTACCATGACATTCTTTTTCTCTTGAAAGATTATAAACCAAAGGGAATAAGCACACATAATGGTCGTAACTCCGGCCTGCCTAAACTTTTTAATGACATTGAATCGATTGCTATCAATTTCACTAACAATCCGTTTTTGAAATTTATACAAATCAAATGGGATTTGTCCTTTCAAAGGATGGATAATTTTAATATAGTTATTAATAAAATAGATTGGGTCCTCCGCACATTTATTAAATTCTTTTAAAATTTCTTCATTTGTCATGTAATTTATTATAGTCCTGTTACTTTTATATAGTATGGAAAAATACGCATTTATACCTTCTCGCACTGGAGAATCAGAAACTTTAGAAGATTTAAAAAAGTACCTAACCGGGGCAGGATTTGATGTTAAGGTTTTGATTGGGAAATCGTCAATCTTTGATGCTTACTCAGATGCGGTTAAAGACTTTGGTATTCTCGCAACTGACCATGTTATCATGTGCCATGATGATATTCAAATTCTTAATGACGTAGACTCATTTAATAGGGTTTTAGATTTACATTTCAACCATCCTAAATCTGGATTTTTAGGAGTTGCAGGCAGTAAATCTTTACCCGCTCATTGTGTGTGGTGGGGAAATTACGGACCAACCCACACCCCAGGTCATCCAACAAACCACTTATCAGGAGCAGTATTTCATGGTAAAAATCTTGAAACTATGTCTTTGGATATGTACGGAAGATACGCTCGAACTGTAGTTTTAGATGGTGTATTCTTAGCCGCGACAGGAGCACTCTTAAATTCTATACAGCTTAAAAAGCCGAGTTCATTCCCAGGCGGGTGGCATTTCTATGATATTTTCTATACATACCAAGCTTTTAGAAAAGGATTTATAAATGTGACTGCTCCAATTCTTCTGCGGCATAAATCTGGTGGGAATCCATCAGGAACATTTGACGATAACCGACAAGCGTTTATATCTAAATTTGAGCCTGAACTTCCCGCTACTACTATAGGTTAGTAGGTAAATTTATATGCTTTTTCAAAAGTGTCTTCAGGAAATCGGTCGATTAATTTTGAAAACTTTGAAGTAAGCATATCCTCGGAATGGGCTACAATTATTGCATTGCAATGTTTTGAAATATAATCTACAAAATCGTCTGTAACACTCTCAATATCGTACAGAATATCAGTGTCTGAGCTGGTATCCCCCAGAATTATTGTGCGCTCCGCGGCCTTAGAAAGTAGACTTAGTGTTACTTTGGACCTTAGGGATGACATATTACCAAAACTAGGGTGGGGTATTACTAAAGTATATGGAATTTCTAATTTTTTTAGGAGGAGTCCCGCTACAACATTAGTGCCTTTATACGAAGGGAGAAATAAATGAGTAATATTTAGATGTTGTAGTGTATGACCTACTCTAGAAAGAGCTTCCTCGAACTTTTTTGTACTACGTCCACGCCCTTTTTTAGGAAATGTATCATCCCCAAAGAAGACAGCAATATTTTTAGGCATTACCGCCGTGTCCGCTTTTTGCCGCATCCATAACGCCTTGAGCCATTCTAGCTATTCCTCCCTTAACTTTATTCGCGATTCCGAGAACCTGCTTAGCTCTATATTTCGTATGACCACCGGCGTATGCTATTTTTTGAGCACGTTCAGCTTGACCAAGGGCTTTACCCACAAGCGGCTCCCTTTCTTGTTTTTGTTGTTGTTGGCTACCACCGCCACCGTCTCGATTCTGTTGGATTTGAGGGTTGAAGTTTACAACATTGCCTCCTCCTGAGCCCCCTCTACCAGAGGCTGAAGGCTTCCCAGGTGTCGGGCCTCCCGCCTTCCATCCTGATTTCGCAGCTCCCCCAATTTGTCGAGTTGCCTTTACTCCGTGGTGTAAGCTGGCTAGCGCTCCTTTTTTCAGTCCTCTGGCTACGGTTGGGCCGTGCTTTTTAATACCCTTTTTAGCGCCTCTGTACAATTGACGGGTTTTGGCGCCTGTCCATTGGCCACGCCCCTGTGCGGTTCCTTTCTTAAAACCTTTCTTACCCTGCATACCTGCTTTCATTCCATGCA